CGGTCGTCCTGGATGCGCTGGGCGTAGTCGGCCAGGTCGTGCTGCAACTGACGGCGCGGCATGGTTCCCCCTTCTTGGTGCCTAGCGGTCGTTCTTGTTCCAGCCTTTGGCGAGCTGCTTGGCCTCGGCCTTGGTGGCGCCTTCCTGCCGGACCTGGCCGGTGCGCTGGTCTTTGACGCCCCAGGTGCCGGTGCCCTTGTGCGGGGTCGGCACGGGGGTGTGGCGCTTGCTCATATCTGCTTCCCCTTCGATGGCGGCGGCGACGCCGGCGGCTTCGGTAGCGGCCGCAGCGGCACGGGCGGCTTGGGGTGCGGCTCGTTGTCGATCGGCTTCGAGGGCGGCTTGGGCTTGCTCATTTCGGCTCCGGGAAGGACTCGCCGGAACGCTGACGCAGGAGGCGGATCGACTTTCCTGCTCGCCATGCATTCCAGGACTTGATGAACCACGCCAGGACCTCGGCGGTCTCGGTCTGCAGGCGGGTGCTCCCTTCGAAGCTGAGTTTGTTGCGCAGGAAGAGGATCGGTGAGTCTTCGTTCAGCCCAGCGCCAGTACGCAAGCCCTGGAAAAAGGTTTCTGCGTGCTTGGGAGAAACGCGGTCAAACAGGAAGTAGGCCAGGCCAAGGGTGGATGCCGCGCACCGAACGCCTTTCGAGCTGCGAATGTGGTCGGCGATCTCCGCTGCAATCCAGATGCGCGGGTTCTCTTCGAGGAAGGCCGCCATTTCCTGCTTCGTGGGTGCTTGACGCTGGTTGGAGCGGTACGCACCTTGGTCAAACAGGATGACGCGGCGAATGATGGATGCCGCTGTTTTGGCATGCGTGGTGCGCCCCTGCAATTCAAGAACGTTGGCCATGGTGCGTTTCCAGCCGTCGTCCATGGTGGCCTGCGATTCAGGCGGCAGATTCCACACGACGAGGAGTCGCAGCGTGACGCCAGATCGGACGATTGCGGCCAGCCGGTTCTGCCCGTCGAGGAGAGTTCCATCGGTGGCAAAGCGGATCGAATCGCCATTGATGTACCAGTGACCAGCGGCCATATCTCGGGCGTATCGGGTGATGGCGCCAGGGTTCACGCGACGGTTGCGAGTGTTTCGAGTGTCGAGGACTTCTTGCGCCCGCTGTGGCGTGAAGGTCACCCATCCGGTACGCGGCCCGGCATCAACTTCGTCGATCTGGCCGGTGGCTGGATTGTGTGCGAACATGGACTTGGTCATCAGCTCTCCTTGAGGGTGCGGCGGAAACGGTGGATCGTTTCCGCGATCTCGTCGAGGCTCGTCACCCACCAGTGGCGGGCCTCTTCGTCTTCGGGCAGGGCAGCCGGGTCTAGGCGTCCGACTGCGGCGGTGATAACAGTCATGGACCGGAGCAGCTCGGGAGCGCAGCGTTGAGTAATGGCTGACGCGTTGCTGCTATAGCGGTCGTCCTGAGCGAGCTTGAGCAGCCGCTCAGTGTCTTTCCAAAGCTTCCCCACGGCTTGGTGGTAGGTCTCCGGCAATGCGCTACGGTTGGGTTGGCGGCGCTGCTGCTTGGGATAGCTCTTGCCGTCACGACCGGTAATGCGAGGTTCAGGGTTAGGCGCCAGACGATCTGGCTCGTCGTCCAAGGTCGGCTGATCCAGATCGCCCTCTTCAGGTGGGACAAATGTCCCACCTGAAAGATCACGGCCCACTTGCCGCCGAGTGACCCCGGTGATCGGCGCGATAGCCCGAGTGCTCATGCCCATCTCAGCCAGACGGATTTCCAACTGCTGACGCTCGGGACGCGGGAGGCGGAGCGGCTGGCGAAACTCCTGCTCGGCGTACTCGGTCCACGATCGGTAACCCATGGCGATCCAGGCACCTTCGGTCTGCGCCTGCTCGACCAGTCGGACGAGCTTGTCAACCTGATCTTGGACGGACCCAAGCAGCGCACGGATGCGTTCAGTGAGTCGGCGAGCGTCGCCCTCGGTCATGTGCTTCACGAGTTCGCCCGTATGGACGTCGATGGCGGTCATGCGCTCTTCGCCCTCTCGTGAGCGCGGCGGAGTTGCCACAGCTCAACCTCGGTCGCGTCGAATAGATACCGCCCATACAGGCCGGGAAGCCGCTGCACATAAGGCAGTTCGCCGGACTCGGCGAGGCGTTGAACCTTCCGAAGATGGAAGCCGAGCTTGGCCGCAACTTGTGTCGTGGTGAGCAGGCCCTGCGGTTGTGGCATGAAGTGAGAATCGCACAATGTCACGTTCGCGTCAAGGACGCGCTACAGTGAATCTGTGCAAGCGGTCCGATTAGCCCATGCCAACCTCTTGACGCGTACGCGACAGATGTCGTACGTTGGCCACATGACCGAGGTGCAACAGGAACTTCGCATCCCGCCATGGACCCTGGGGTGGCGACTACAACGCGCCCTCGACTGGGGTAAGGTGTCAACGCAGGAAATGGCCGACGAGCTAGAGGTCAGTCGAGGCACGATTAGCCGTTGGTGCCACGATCAAGGCATGCCCAAGAGGATCTTCCTCAAGCATTGGGCGTTGCGTACGGGTGTCCCATTTGAGTGGCTTGCGCTCGGTGTCGGTGAATCTGCGCAGCAGGATATATCGGGGCATACACGTAGACCTGCTGGTATACCAGCCCAACCCGCGACTCCCGGTCACGCTCCTGTCGATAACGAAATCACCCGGCTCCGCAAACGCATTCCGCTGAACCCCGCGCTCGCGCTCGTCCTGAGGATGGCGGCATGACCGCTCTCGCAGTTCCGGCGCGGTATACATTCCGCGACTTGGTGCACGCCGATGCGCTAATTGCGGCGCACAGCGAGCAGTACACGTTTCGGTACGACGACAACGCCGCGTATTTCGCCTGGGCATCCAAGCGGGACGATCTGCTGAGCTTCCGGAACGCCGAGTTGGCGAAGGTCACTCTTTTGCTGTGCCGCAGGTGTGAGGGCACGGGAATGACCGGATGGCTGCATCGCTACGGCGGCGTGTGCTTCACCTGTAGAGGCGACGGCTGGAGCGCGAGAGGACGTCGGGCGGTGCAGTCGTCATGACTTCCGCCGTTCCGGATACAACCGTCCAAGGTCAGGAGTATGGTCACGCGCCTGAGCCGAAGATCCCTGGGGGGGCAATCGACGGCAGGGGAGACATGTTCGGCCGGGGGGATCACACCGAGACATGGGCGGCAGCCATCGACGGCTGGACCACCTCACTACGAGTCAGCAAATCAGCCACCACCATCCGGCAGCGCCGCTGGCAGCTGCGCAAACTCGCCGAAACCTACTCGCGGCGGCACCCGTTCAAGCTGAGCCTGGATGAGCTCGAGGCGTGGCTCGGCGGGCAGGACTGGAACGCCGAGTCCCGCAAGTCCGCGCGCGGCGCGGTCCGCTCGTTCTACACCTGGGCGGTCAAGACCGGCAGGTGCAAGCGCAACCCGGCTGACAAGCTGGACCCGATCACGGTGCCGCGCCGACTGCCGCGCCCGGCCGCCGACGCGGTGCTGCTGGCCGCCCTCGACGGCGCCGACGACCGGCTCACGTTGATGCTGCTGCTCGCGGCGCAGGGCGGGCTGCGGGTGCACGAGATCGCCGGGCTGCGGTGGGACAGCATCGACGGCGACTGGCTCATCATCCGCGGCAAGCGGGGCACCGAACGCAGGGTCGGCATCGCGGCCCGGCTGCTGGCCGCCCTGGCCGCCGAGCAGGAGCGCCGCGCCACCGGGCACCTCGGTTCGGGGTTCCGGTGGCGCGCCGGGCATAGCGACCCGGCCGTGTGGGTGTTTCCCGGCCGCCACGGCGGCGGGATGACCCCGACCTGGGCGTCGGCGCTGATCTCGGCCGCCCTGGGTGACGGCACCACCGCCCACCAGCTGCGGCACCGCGCGGCCACCACGGCGTTGGACGAGACCGGGGACCTGGCCGCGGTGCAGGACTTCCTCGGGCATGCCAAACCTGAGACCACCCGCATCTACGCACGGAGCAGCGACCGCGCCCTGCGGCGCGTCGCCGACTCGCTATGAGGAGGACCGACATGACACCCGAGCAACTGGCCCAGATCGAAGCGCGCACCGAGGCAACGACGCCCGGGCCGTGGCAGGTGCTCTCGCAATGCCCGCCGGGCAAGCATCACCACGACCGGGATGAGATGTGGATCGGAACCTCCGATCGCGCCACCATCGCGGTAGTCGGCGAGCGTTACACCGCCGCTCCAGCCGAAGCTGAGTTCATTGCCCACGCCCGCGCCGACGTGCCCGCACTCACGACCGCGGTGCGCCGCCTCCGCACCGCCATGGAGACAGTGCTCGCGCTGCATCAGCCCACCGAGGACCAACACGCCGATCAATGGTGTGCCGAATGCGGCGGCGGCTGGGAATGCGCCACCGTCCGCGCGATCACAGACACCACCTGAGACCCCTGCCGCCGGGAAGGTGTACCCCGGCCCGGCGGCAGGCCAAACCGTAGGGGTACGCAACAGATAGGGGTACGACATGTATGAAGGGGCACTGCCCAGGACGGGGCTGGCCATCGGCATCGGCGGGGCCGCACTGGGCCTGTCGTGGTTGATCGCCGTGGCGCTCGTGATCATCGTCGGCGGCGTGCTGCTGACCCGGTACGGGCACCGCAGCCGTGCGTAAGGCAGCGGCGTGGGCGGTCGTCGTAATGACGGCCGCCCTGATCGCCGGATTCCACCTCGACCAGTGGGGCGGCGACTGGAACATGACGATGGCGTTCTACATCGCCGTGGCCGGGATGCTGGTCTGGATGCTCGCGTCCTCGGCGCGTCGGCGCAGCTTCACCCACTTGCCGGTCGCGCCGGGCCGCGTCGTGGCAATCGTGCCGGCGTTCAACGAACGACCCGAGCTGCTGTACGCGTGCGTACGTTCGCTGATGCTGCAGACCAAACCGCCGGAGCAGATCATCGTCATGGACGACGGCTCGGACATTCCGGTGGTGCCGATCGACCTGCCGGGCGTGGTGTGGATGCGTCAGGACAACGCCGGTAAGCGGTGGGCGCAGATGGCCGGGTTGGAGCGGGCCGGCGCCGCCGAGTGGGCCGACTTCGTGGTGACCGTGGACAGCGACAGCGTCGTGGCACCGGACGGGCTCGAGCAGTTGCTGCGGGCCATGTCCGACCCGAAGATTCAGGCCGCAACCGGGACCTGCCTGGTTCGCAACCGCACCGAGACGATCTGGACCCGGCTGCAGGACCTTGAGATCAACCTGGGCAACATGGTGATGCGCCGTGCCCGGTCGAGCGTGGGAGCGGTTGCACCGACGTCGGGGCCGCTGGCCATCTACCACGCGAGCATCCTGTGGGACAACGCGTATGACTACCTGACCGAAGGCACGTTCGGCGACGATCGGCGGCTCACCCACTACGCGCTCGGTCGCGGCCAGGTGGTCGCGGTCGATGAGGCGCGGGTCGAGTTCGAGATGCCGACCACCTACCGGGGCACGTTCCGGCAGCGGACCCGCTGGTTCAAGGGCTACATGCGGTACCTGCCGTGGGAACTTCGGAACTTCTCCGGCTGGCCGCTGGCGCTGCGGTGCTGGAACCTGACGCTGGTGGCGCTGTATCCGCTGATCCTCGGCTTCGTGTTCGTGGCGATCCCGTTGACGGGTGGGCCGGTGTACTGGCAGATGGTCCCGTACTGGGTGGCGTTGCTGTACACGCAGACCGCTCTGTACCTCGAGCGTCCGGAGATGCCGATGCGGTCCCGGCTGGCGGCGTGGCTGTTGTTGACACCGCTGCTGGTGATCTACCAGGCGGTGCTGATCCGACCGGCGCTGTACTACGCGGCGACACAGGTGCGGAACATGAGCTGGGCGACGCGTGGCGATGTCAAGCACCGCCGCCAGCGTGGCCGTTACCGACTGGTGACGGCATAGAAAATGCGCCCCCACCCCGCGTGAACGGGATGGGGGCTTACGGCCACACAACCTAGGAGGCATGGCCGTGGATGAGAGATTACTGCCGCCGACAGCGCACACGCTAGCGGCGAAGATACAAGACGATCTGCGAGAGTGGAAGGCCCGCGATCCGGCGCGGCCGCGGTTCGAGACGCGCCGCGCCAATGAGCGGGCGTGTCGTCTGCTCGGTGACCTTATCGTGGTGCTGCAGGATTTCCGGGACGAGTTGACCCGCGAGCTCGGCGAGTACGACGACGCGAGACGGAGGCTGGCACGTGGATGACCCGATGGACCTGGTGCGTGCGTACGGCATGTCGGTCAAGGAGGCCGCTGATAACTGGGTTAGGGCGGCCGAGTCGATTGCCGCCGCGATGCGAGCGCAGGGAGAAGAAGAGGCCGTGACTGACCTGGTGGAGTTTGTGCGAGCATGCCTGGACGATGACGAGCGGGTGGCGCGATTTGAGCATCATGAGATGTGGGGTTCGTACCCGGAACTCAAACATCTCGGCACGGGCGATCTGCAGATCAGCACGGCGCGGGTGCTGGCCGAGGTGGCGGCGAAAAGAGCGATCCTGGACGTGGCGCTCGGCAGCATTGAGGTCGGGCGTCCACTGACGGGCAATCGCATCGTGCGCCTGCTCGCCCAGCCGTTCGCCGGGCGGACGGGCTGGCGGGAGGAGTGGGCATCACTGCCGGAATCCGAGATCGCGAGCGTGGACGCGGTGGATGTCTGGGATGAGCACACCGGGGAGAGTGTCTACTCATGGCGCGATCCAGAAGTTTGGAAAGAACGCAACGACTCCTAGTTAACACGGGAGATGCGCCCGGCCCCGGCGGCGCCGCTTAGGGGGTGGCGTCGCCGGGCATGCGAAAGCGGCCCCGCTCCCATTGAGAGGAGCGGGGCCTTGTCGTCGGCTACTTGCACTCGGGGCGATCGTCGACCTGCCCAGGCGGATGACACTGCGCACCCTGGTCCTGCGGTGCGTTGTTGCCCTGCCCGTTGCCCGCGCCGGGCCCGAACGACGGGTCGGCGGCGGCGACGGTTGCGCCGGAGCCGAGCACGATGAGGCTGAGCGCGGCGGCGGCGAAAAGGCGCTTCATGGTTTCACCTCCCCTCTTGCCTAGAATCGCGGCGGCAACCGCTGCCCGGCTCTGGGGGGCCGAACCGGGCAGCGGCTTTGTGCCGCCACTGTGGGGGAACAGCGGCGTCTAGAGGCGGACCTGGCCGACCATCTCCGCGATGTTGTCCACCCGCAGCCACACCTTCAATGAGCGGGCACGGGACTCGGGCGGCCGGATCATCGCCACCCGCTTACGCCCGTCCCAGGACAGAAACGCCGATTGCCACGGCCCGGGGTCACGTTCGCCGGTGGCCATCTCGATACGGGACAGGTCGTCGCCGGCGTAGTCGGCCATCAGCCAGCCGGACTTGATCCGGGCGCTCATGCGGCCGGTTCTCCGAGCACGGTCAGCACGTCGGGCTTGCGGATGAAGTCGTAGTCGGCAGTGCGCAGCAGGACGAACACCTGGTAGTCGACGCTGCCGCTGACGTCGGCAGCCGGTTCCACGTCCCCGTCGCGCGGCCCGAACACCGGCATCACGTCCGGCGCGTCCCGCGCGATCTCGGCGAAATCGCCAATCGTCGCCATAGTGGGGTCGGGGTCGGGCACGTCGTTCGGGTCGGTGCGCAGCGCAACCCCGGCGATGGTGATGTCGGCGAACACGCCTTCGTCGACGGTGACGGCCATGCGGCGGGGCTCGGTGGCCCCGACATAGATCGAGCTCGGCATTCGCTACTCCCTCAGTTCGTCGACGCTGATCGGGTCACGCATCTGGTCCACACTGATCGGCTCGCGCAGCACGCCGATGGTCGGGGCGACGTCGCGCAGCACGCCAATAATCGGCGCGGTGTCACGCAGTTCGCCGACGGTGACCGGCTGTGCCGGGTCGATCTCGGCGGCGGACAGTGGGTCACGCATGGCGGCCACGAGCACGGGCTCACGCAGCGGGCCGACGGTGACGCTGATGTAGGCGAACGGCGGCACTTCCCCGCTGCCGAACGCCGACCCGGTGTAGGCATAAGCGCCTGCCGCGACGCCGAATCTGGTTGCGGTGCCGTCCGCCGTGCCCGTGTAGCCGTACGTCCCGGCGGCGGTCCCGAATCTGGTGACGGTCCCGTCCGCGTTCCCGGCGTAGGAGTACGTTCCGGCGGCGGTACCGGTGACGGTGACCTCGCCTGCGGCCGTGCCTGTGTAGGTGTAGCTGCCGGCGGCCTGGCCCTCGACGGGGCCGGCTTCGCCCGATCCTGCCGCAGTGCCTTGATAGGTGTAGCTGCCGGACGCGGCGCCCTCGGCGGTGGACGGCTCGGCGGTACCGGCGGCCGTGCCCTGGTAGGCGTAGCTGCCGCTGGCCGTCCCGGTGACGGTGACGACACCCTCGGCGGTGCCTGAATAGCCGTAGGCGCCCGCTGCGGCGCCTTCCACGTCTGCCGCTGTGCCGCTGCCGGCGGCGGTCCCCGCGTAGCTGTACGAGCCGCTGGCGGCCCCCGAGACGGTGACCTGCCCGGCCGCCGTGCCGGTGTGGGCGTACGCCCCGGCGGCCTGGCCTTCGACGCCGCCCTCAGAGGAAGTGGTCGCCGACGCCTCGTCAGACCAGTCGGTGACATCCCGGATGACCCCGGCCGCCGTGCCCGAATAGGCGTAGGCCCCGGCCGCCGAACCTTCGACGGTCGTGCCCAGGTTGAAGTCGAACCCGGGCGGGTCGTCGCCGGTGACGACCGTGGTGCCGGCGATGGCGGTCTGGTCGGCCCCGCCGCCGGTGTCGTCCTCCACCGTGGTGCCGACCGCGGCCTGGTTGAATCGCCACATGGCGCCCGGCGAGTTGTCCAGCCAGTTCTGTGCCGCCGTGTGCAGCCCGGCCGCCTCTATCGCCGCGTCGCCGGTAGTATCGGCCGACCACGGCAACGAGTTCGACCATGCGGCGCGGACAGCCACTCTACCGTTGAACCAGTCGGACGAGTTGCCGTTGTTGAAGCGGACCGTGCCGGACGCCCCCGGTGCCGTCCAGTCAGCCAGGGCGGTGCCCCCGGCACCGTGTGACCAGATGCCGGTTGACATGTTGCATACCGAGAATCGGGCGGCCACGGTCCCGGTCGCCTTGCGGGCGACGATGAGATACCAGGTGCCGGCCGTCAAGTCCAGGGTCGACATTGAGCTGTCCGCCAGGGTGAACATCGCCGGCCGGTTGCTGACGTCCCGGAGGGCCAGCGGGCTAGCGGTAACCGAGCCGCCGGAGTTATGCAGGTTACAAAGGCCGCGCCACGCGCCTGCGGTGCCAGGGGCAATGATGGCGGCCGCCGTGCCATACGCCATCGTCGACAGCCCGCCGGTCCCGGTGGTCAGAAGGTCGTCGATCCCGTCGAATTCGCGGACAGCCATCAGGACGGCCCCTCCCGACGGTCGACCACCACGCAACCCGTGCGGTCATCCTCGGCGTGGTCGCACACGTGCCGCTCCACCCAGCTCGGCACGGTCCGGTCGGCCGCAGGCGTGGGCTCGGACTGGCCGAGAACGTTCGCATCACCCAGCGTGGCGACCGCGTCGATGGCGTGCGCCTCATCCATCAACGGCAGGTCGCAGCGGAATATCTCCCGACTGTTCGGCGCTGCGACGACCTCGTTGACGGCGGGCTCGTCACCCATCTCGCCGGGCCGGATGTGCACGGCCTGGGCGAAACGCACGGCCATGTTGTCCCGGCACCAGGTGGCGAGGCCCTGCGCCTGCTGAAACTGGATGGTGGCGCGCACCCGATGCAGCAGCATCAGCTCATCACCGCTCGCACCCGATAGGTGTAAAGCGTGTCCGGGTCCAGTCCGGTGTCCTCATAGGAATTGGTCGCCACATCCATGGCGATAATGAGACTGTCCCGCTCCACGTCGTAGCCGGTGGCGTCGGGGAACGCGTCCCAGTCCAGGTCGATCTGTGACGCCGATACGGTCTGGGCGGTCAAGCCGGTGGGTCGGGTCGGTTCCTCCACACCGGCGGCCGTACCCGCATAGGCGTATGCGCCCGCGGCCGAACCCTCGACCGGCGGCGTGCTCTCCACACCGGCGGCCGTTCCGGTGTAGCTGTAGGCGCCCGCTGCGGAGCCGACGACCGTGACCCCACCCGCTGCCGTGCCGCTGTAGGTGTAGGCGCCGGCCGCCTGCCCCTCGATGGTCGTCCCCCCGGAGGCGAACGGGGCCACGACCTCGTTGTTCGTCCCGCCGTGGTTGACGCTGATGCTGCGGGCGGTGTGCGTGTGGGAGTTGCGGTGACGGAAGGTGACACGCAGCCGGTCCCCGGTCGCCCAAGTGCCCAGGCTGGGGTTCGTGAAGTTGAACGTATGCACCCCGGCCGACGCCGCCTGTTCGGTGGCGAACGCCGAGATCGCCTGCTGGGTGCCGGCCGAGTTGATCCGCGCCACCGCGCACGATAGCTGGACGTTAGTGTCGCCGGTGATGACCTCCATCTCGACGACATAGTCCCCAGCGGCGCCGTCGGCACCGGGGTCGCCCGCCGCGGTGAAGCCGAAGCTGTTCCGGGTCTCACTGGCTGCGAGGGAGACGTTCGTGGTGCCAGTCGTGTCCGATCCAGGGTCGAGGATCGCCTTGTTGTAGTCCTGGCCGCCAGACAGGTCACTGTTGGTGTTGGTCAGCCGGTAGGTGACCGTCATGGTGGCTCACTCCTACCTGCGGCGTCGATGATCCGGTAATGACCCTCGGCGTCCATCCACAGGCCGAGCTTGATGCCCTCGTAGCCCTCCGGCCCCTCGTAGCGGTAGACGCCCGGGTCGTTGCCTTCGACCTGCAGCGTCACGTACGGCGGCACGTGGTAGTAGACGACGCACTGCACCCCGAACGGGGGCACCTCGGCCCACGTGCCGTCAGCGGACGAGAACGTCGACCCGTCAGCATAGTGGACCCGCCACGAGCGGACCGGCAGCATCAGGGTGGATCACGCGGCGGTGGACTGCGTCAGGTCGAAGTCGCCGATCGGGATGGAGAAGTTGTTACCGGCCGTGACGGCGCCGCCGGTGATCGTGCCGGAGCCGAGGAACGTGCCACCCGTCGACGCCGTCCACAACGAATAGTGCGTGTACGTCTCGGTGGTGGACACGCTGGTCCACTCGACCGCGGCGGTGTTGGCGATCGCGCCGGTCGTGGCCGCGTTGCCGAACGTCACCTGCTGCCGGGTCGTCTCGACGGCCGCGTTCGTGGCGCCAGCGGCACCAGGATCACCGAGATGCAGCTTGGCGAACACGCTGGCGTTGCCGCCGTAGCTGGTGCCGCGAACGTGGGCGTTCAGAACTGCCGCAGCCTCAGCGGCGGACATACCTAGTGCCATCAGTCTTCCTCTTTCTCATCGGTAGCGATGGTGGACATGTCGCCGTGGGCCTTGCCGTACACCGTCACCGGCTCGGCCTCGTCGGCGGTGGCCTCGATATCCCGGACTGCCATTCCCTACTCCTGCGTGTTGAGCTCGCCGACGGTGACCGCGTTACCCACGGCCGAGCCAGTGAGTTGGGTGGCGGCGCCGCCGGCTCGGATCTCGTCAGCGTGGACGTAGGCCAGAGTCGACTGCAACGGGACGACCCGGTTCTGCAAGTAGAAACCGACGCCGATGTCCACGGCGGCCAGCCCGGCAATGATGACGCCGATCCAGGGTGGGCCGACCAGCTCGGCGACCGACGCAGCACCAACGAACACCTTGACGGCGGCAAGGATGGCCAGGACGAGCAATACGGGACGTGGAACGTCCATCAACGTCTCCAGGGGGTGAGTCCGATGCCGAACGCGAGGTGCGCTGCCACGAACACGAAGCCGAACGTCACCAGGTCAATAGAACCGAGCGTCGCGCCGAACAGAGCGAGGATGAAGCAGATCATTGCGATTACGGCGAACATTGTCCGTCTCCTATCGGGTGTAGATGATGCCGACGAAAGAGAGCACTAGGGCCACGACGATGACGATCACGCCCCAGACGTATTCCTTGCCGGCGATCCGGCCACCGGCGGTGCCGGCCTCGACAGCTCGCGAGTTGGCACCGGCCTTGACGTCGTCGATCAGGTCACGGATCGCCTTGATCTCCACGTCGAAGTTCAACTTCAACGCGTCGAGCTGTTTCGTTGTGGCGTCCTCGGCCTTGCCGGTGGCCTCCTTGGCGGCAGCCAGCGCGGCGGTCAGGGCCTGGTCCCGCGATGCGAGCGCCTCCTTGAGCAGTTCCTTGAGCGCGGATATCTCACTGGACACCGCCTGATGCTGGGAGTCCCGCAACCGATCCAGGCCCTCGTGGTGCTTGTCGTGCGCCTTCGCCAGCGCCTCGATCTCCGAAACATCAGCCCTGCGCTCGGCCTTCGTCAGCTCCCGCAGATGGTTGATTTCCCGGATGAGCGCTTCGGTCGTCAGGACTGTCGGGTCCGGGACGGGGGTACGCCCGATGTTCATATCGCCGGTCATCGAGCCCCCCTAGAGCCGTTCGTCCACCCTCACCGTCTGCTCGGCCTTGCTCTCGGCAGGCGGCCGGGCACCCCCCGGGCACGGCTCCCCTTTCACGCGGTGCCGCTTCACCATGCCGGTGGTGAACGCCAGCGGAAGATCCCGCCCGCACACCTGACAGCGCCCGCGCTCAGGAGCGGTGTAGGCGGGTCTTGAATTGCGCGACGACACGGCTCACCGCACCAACCAGAAAGTAGGCGATCAGCACGGCGACCTCGGCGGCCACCTCACGCCGGGGCATCGGCCAACTCGCCCTGAATCGTCAAGTCAACCTTGACGACGTTCTCGGCAAAGGCCGCGTCGAGGCGCTCGTCCAGGAGTGCTTGCCACTCTTCCTTGGACAGGTTGTTGTCCGGGCTGGCACCGAGGGACTCGGCCAGCGTCGCGTTGACTGCCTTGAAGGCGACTTCTTGCGCCTTCTCCATCCGGTGAATGATCGAGAAGGCCACTTCGAGAATGTACCGGTCGGTAACCGGCGTGCCCTTGGTCGGATCGTTGGGATCCTTCCAGTCGATGACCTCGGCCACGTACTTCGAGACGCCCGCTGACTGCCAGGCCCTCTTCGCTGTGAGCGAGTGCGTGTCCTCCCACGTCTCCTGAGCCGCGAAACGCATGCCGGCGGTGCCGGTAGCGGTATCAGGCCGGTCGACTTTATCGTCGCTGTTCGATGTGATGACCTGGTTGAGCCGCTGCAATAACGCTCGGTCTGCATCGGTGAACATGTCGTCGTCCTCCAGTGGTGCGTCGGCGTATTGGCGTTCCTCGGCCGCGCCCTCGCTCTTGTCGTAGCGCAGGCGGTCGATCTTCCGCAGCGGCGCCCAGGTGGAATGCTCCGCGTGCGCGCCGCCATGGATGTTGAAGTAGTCGTGGATCGCCGCGCCGGCCCGGCCCATGAACTCCCGCATCGTCATCCGCCGGCCGTTCCGCGGGTTCTTGAGCAGCCGGTCCCAGTCGGCTTCGACCACGCCGCCCTCGTACTCGGTACCCCAGGCGTAGCGGCGGGCCGAGTCCTTCGGGATGGTGTACGTGCCGCCACCCACGCGGGGTACGGTCATCGGGCCGCCCGCTCCGGGATGATTCGCGTAGGAGAAGCACAGGATGCGGTAGCACAGGTCCCAGCCGCCGTATCCGTTAGCCAACGGCCCCGGCACCGATGTTCGGCCCTGCTTGACCAGCCACAGCAGCGGCGTCAGGTTCGAGGAGTTGTAGTTGGACACGATGTGGTGTGACATGTCGATCACCACGAACAGGCCGTCCCATGAGTCGTACGGGTTGGGCCGCCCGGTCTGCAGCTCGATCGACACCTCGGGCACGCCGTAGTCCAGCATGACCGCCTTGAGTGCCTTGGCCTTGGTCAACGCGCTGGACTGGCTCACAGCCCGGTGTCCTCGTCGTCGTCAGTGTCGATGACCTCGCCGAGCCGCTTGCCGGCCTCGAGCTCAGCCTCGGTCGGCTGGGCGAGCACGTCATCCTCGGAATCCACCCACATGCCGCTCTTGGGCGGGTCATCGGGCTCGAGCACGGTGTTCTCGTCGGTCACGGCAAATCCCCCTTCACGTGTCAATCCGGTAAGGTGCGCCGCGTGATCGAACTCAGCGACGACATGCCGATCTGCGATCAGTGCGACGAACCAGCCCTGCCGAACAGCCCGTTGTGCATGTTCTGCAAGGTGGCCGACCGGGACGTCACCCCCATCAGGGCGTTGTGACCATCCGGCCCGGCGTGAAGAACGCCAGCGTCGTGTTCCCGTCCTCGTCGACCATGAACACCGTCATCAGCGGCGTCGACGCCACACCCGGGAAGACCTGAACGACCCGGTTATCCCGGCCATCCAGGAGCACCCGCTCACCAGAACGCAACTGATCGGCCCGCTTATTCGCCACGACTCACCTCACACGTGGTAGGTGATTTCCAGGCGCGGCTTGCTTGACTCGTTCGCCCCACGAATCGACCCGTAGTACTCACGGCTCGTTGACGGCCCCGGCCCGATCGAGATGCCCTTCTTCGCGCCGGACTTCCATTCGCTCAAGCTGTGGCTGTACGTGACCCACCGGCCACCCGGCTTAGGCCAATTATCCGACCGCACCACGTCAGTCGTCGCAGAGAACGTCGACGGTTCCGACGAGTGACCGTGATGCCCGATGATCGCGGTGCCGCCCGAGTTGTAGTACCAGTGGTCGAAGTACAGATACACCCGCACCTTGTCCACTGTGCCGGCGCCGATGTCCGAAACGATCGTCGAGGACGGGAACCCGATGAGGCTGCGCTGGTTCCCGTTCGTGCCCGAGTAGTAGCCCTGTTTGGGCTTGGCGTTGAACGTGTTCTTCGAGTTGTCGCCCTGGTACGCCTGCGACCAGTCCGCGTTGTAGGTCTTGACGAACTTGGTGGTGCCTCCGGGCGGGGGTTCCGGGTCCGATGCCGGCACCTGCGTGGTGATCGCCTCGGAGATAAAAGTGGCCAGATCCTTGCCGTCGATGTTGATCGCGTCCGCGTTCAGCGTGCCCACGTTGATCTGCTTGGCGACTAACAACGCCGGCGGGTCCACCACCGTCTCCGTGCCGCCCGGCACGATAAGACGCCCGAGTATCCACCATTGCGTCACCCCGCGCCGGCCGCGCGCGTCCCAGCCCAGCAGCGCGACCGTGTCGCCGGGCAAGAACCCGAACGCGTCAACCCCGCCTACCACAGGCAGGTTGACCAGCCGCTCACCGCGCCAGTCCACGACGTTCTCGAACGTGCCCGGGTCCCAACTCAGAATGGTGCCCTGCCCGTATCGCACCGCCGCGGACGGCTCCGAGACAAGCAGCGAGGTCAGGTCATGCGAGGTCATGCCAGGTCCGCTATGTGCGCCTGGGTGTGCTTACGGGTCATGCCGCTCATCACCACCCCCGCCGTCAGCGGGATCGTGCACGAGTCGACCACGTGCTTCTCCCGGTTCCCGTCCTGATGCACAATACGGATCACGTCACGCGGGCGTAGTGCCGGGTTTGGGATCGCGCCGAAGTTGACGCTGTATGGCATCCCGATATAGCGGGACAGCAGCGACCGCGCCGCCGTGCGGGCCTGCCCCCCGGTGGTGAGCAGCGGGCTGGAGTAGAAGCGTGGCACCCGCCCGAACCGGCCATCCCACCGGGTCGGCGAGTTCACCCCGTCATCGACGGCGATGCCCTGTACCGGCGTCTCGGTGGCGCCCTCCCCGCGGGCCACCACCGCATTGTAGAAACCGTCGCGGGTCAGCGACCGGGCCACGTTGGTCTGCACGCCATTGCGCCCTGCGTTGACTGTCCAGGTGATCTCGTCCAGGTCGGGCGGGTCCTCTATCCGAAGAACCCCAGTCCCGTCCCAATAGGCGATCTTGCCGAGGGAGTCGGCGATATCGTGGACCGCCTCGAACCGGTCCTCCTCCACCACCAGTGTGCGGCCCAGCAGGCCCGACCCGCCGGCGTCGAAGGCCACCACCGCGTCCGGGTAAATCTCGCGCACCAACTCGTTCACCACCGAGCCGACGGTGCGGGTGTGTTCAAACTGGCGGGGGAAGATGAGCCGCCCGTCGACGATGCCGGCCATCCTGTCCTGCCCGCTGATGCGGATCGGATCGTAAGCCCCGCCGGACTGCTCCGCGGTGTCGATGCGGAAATAGCCCAGTGGCACCCACAGGATCTCGTTGCCGATATCCACGCCGCGACGCACGAAGACCTCGTTGCCGTACGGGGCCAACAGGTCGTCCTCGTGGCGGGGGAACAGGCCGTCCCGCCCGTCACCGCCCCGGGTCTCCAACTGCAAGGTGGCGAACACCTCAGCGGTGGCGTCAAAGATTACGTCCCCGCCGAGGATGTCGACCACGGTGCCCTGTGGATCCTCCCCGGTCTGAAACGTGGTCAGCACCCGGGCCTCGAAGACCGGGTGGTGTGACCCGGACAGTGAGCGCAGCAGTGCCCCCGGGGCCGTGACGGTCGCCGGGGCCAGCGACAGCGCGAACGTGTAGGAGGCGTACTCGTCGTCGCCATCCCAACACGTCAGCGTCATCAGCAGCAGGTTGCCCAGGTCGGTGACCTCGACCGTGCCGAAGTGGTCACGCCCGCCGAGCTCGGGGCCGACGTCGAACCGGCCCTCATCCTCGGTGCCGAAACTGGAATCCAGCGAGCCACAGTTCATCACCGGGAAACTGCCGAACGCGTTCGTCACACCCCCGGTCAGGCCCATGGCGTGCCGGTCCCCGTACACCATGACCATGCGGCCCAGCCATCCGTGGGTGTCCAGCAGGCCCACGAGCTCGGCCCGCTCGGTCTGGAACTGGTCCCACGTGTCCGACCCGATGCCGAGCCACTGCGACGGCATCAGCCACACGAGTGCCTCGGCCGTCGTGGTGTCCAGCAGATTCGACAGCCACGCCTTCTGCGCGGTGCCGAGCATCGACTTGGCCGGGCTGTCCGCGTCATCGTTCGGCGACCGGTAGTAGCGGGTGTCCGACATCACGAACAGGACACGGCCGATCTGGAACGACTGCCAGATCCCACCCGAATCGTCCAGCGGGTAGTGCGGCACGCGCTCCCGGTACACCTGCGCCGCGTTGGCTTTGTCGGCGAACGTGCCGTCGGAGTTGTTGGGGCCGAAGTCGTGGTCGTCCCACACGGACACCCACGACACCTCACGGTACAGCTGATGCTGCCGTGGCTGTGTAAGCACGTCGTCGTACCCGGCGCGATAGGTGCTCAGGCTGGCGTCGGGGACGAATACGCCCGAGCCGGGGTCGTAGTAGTGCAGGTCGCCCAGATGCACGAAGGCAGGCCAGTCCTCGGCGAGTGCTTTGGTGCGGATCGTGTCGAACACCGGGTGATTCGACACCCGGCCTTGCGCCAACTCGCCACCGTCGACGCCTGGGAAGTCTGGGTTCGACCCGGCGCAGAACCCGATTCCGATCGTGTAGCTAGCCGCGGTCCCCACCGCCGGATGGGTGCGGAACCGGCCGGTCACGGCGGTGTCGATGGTGCCGTTGTCTTCGACCCGCCACCAGTACGGCGTGGACGGCGCCAGGCCGGTGATGGACACCTTGGCGACCTTCTGCGCGTCCACCGCCTGGCTCGAGGTGAACACCGGGCTGGTCATCGACGCGTTGTCCGCCACCGCCACCCGGACGGGACCCGTGGTGACCTTGGCCACGAACGTCGCCCCGCCCGGGGTGGTGGCCCCGACGACCATGTTGACGACGCTCACGCCGGCACCCGGTACCCCTCAGCCCACCACCAGGCTTGCTCGATATTCGTTGCGCCGCTGCCGGGCAGGATTCTGATCGTGGACGGCGTAGCGGACAGTGCGCTCGACAATGCCCCCCAGTGTTCGGACTGCGCGTGCGTGGTGCCGCTGGTTGACATGCGAGTGCTGGTGGACTGGAAGTTGTGCAGGTTGTTGCCGTTCATATGGAAGAAAGTGCAAACCAGGTTGTTCGTGGAGACCGTCGCCCCCCATCCGATCCGCCAGGTGGTCAATCCGGACTGGAAGGTCATCTCGTCGATGCCTAACGCTGCGGGGGAGATCGGGAACGCGGTCAGGTCAGCGGCCGGGTTCACCGCGTCAAGCGTGCGCTGCCCGAAGTAGTAGACACTGGCTGACTCGTTGTTGATCCGCGCCACCACCGATCCGGTCGCATCCAAGTCGAACCGCATGTGCAGCCGCACGAGGGCGAACTCACCGACCGCGAACCGGCCGCCGTCGGTCAGGTCGATATCGAACGATGCGCCCGAGCTGCTACCGGCCTGCACCGGCACCCAGCCCACCATCGACGTCCCCGCCTCGAGCAGCGTCAGGCGGGATTCGTGGTCGGTGACTGTGTTATCGATCCGCTCGACCTCGGCCTCCACCGCCTCGGCGAGGATGTCTTCGGTACCGAGCGGGCCGCCCGTGATGCTGATCCCCGGTTGGTCGGCTGGGTCTTCGTACGGGAACCCATAGGTGGGAGTCGACGGCATCTACAACACCACCAAGTCGTCCGGGTCGCCGACCGTGGCCAGCAGGTCCGACCACGTCGGGTTCGCCGCCCACAGTTGCGTCCAGGAGGCGTATTGGTTCCACACCGTGCCCCACGTCAAAGTCGTACCAACCACGTCGGCGGCGGGCGGGGCGACCTCCACCAGCGGCGACCAATGGCGACGCCGCGTCTCTACCCCAACTCGCTGGATCCGCGTCGATGTCGACACGAAGTAGATGGACCGCGGCGGGAACTTCGGGTTCGAGTTCGGCCCGATATGCAGAAACATCACATCGCCGACCGCCATCGCCAGCGATAACTTCCGCGCCTGCGCCGCCGTCTCGGTGTTCAGTCCGAGTTCAAACCGCAGAGACGCGCCCACGTCGGATGTCGCCACCGGGAATGACCGGCCAGTCACGTCGAACACTCCAGAGCGGCCCGGCCTTTCCAGATCGGTGTAGTTGGCGAGGTTCACCTCGTGATTGAGCAATGGGTAACGGATCGACTTCAGCCACGCCTCGCAGTCCGCGAACGGGGGCGTAATCGAATCGGACTCCTCGACGCTGTCATCGGCCACGTCGAGCACCCGGTAGAAGTTCTCCGCATCAGCAGCGAACTCATAGTCATCCAAGCTGGCCGCGCCAGCCGATACCGTGACCTCGGTGCCGCCGCGCACCGTCTCCCAATACAACTCGTTTGTTGAGCGTTCGATACGCACCGCAGCCACCGTCAGGCTTGACAGCGCGATCTGCACTCGGGACAGGTCGCCGTTGTAGGTCAGCCCGATGGTCATCGCGCCAACCCCGTTCCCGCCCTTGTGCGGCGCTTCAAGTCCCGGTCATGAGCGCTCTGCTTGCTACTGATCCGGCCATCCACCACACCCAGGAACTCACCCGAATCCAGATACAGGTTGCCGGTGAACTGGCCCGCAGACGCCCCGTCCCCGCCACGCGGGCGTTCCATCACCGAGACAAACCGGTCGAACAGCCGCGACTGCTGCGGCGATAGCACATACTCGGTGCCGCCGGATGTGTTCAATCCGAGCTCGCCGTGCCGCCACTTGCCGCCCGTGTCGTACAGCCGCGGGTTGTCCGGCTCCAGATGCAGATGCGGCCCAGTGGAGTTGCCAGTCGAACCGACCCGGCCGATCATCTGCCCGCGGCTGATCTGCTGCCCGGTGCGTATGTACATCTGCGACATGTGCGCGTACAGCGAGCGCCACCCGGCGTGCGCGATCGCGGCGTAGATGCCGTACGAGGTGGCCAGCCGCGCCGCGCGCGACACGATCCCGGACGCCGCGGCGTAGACGGGGGTGCCGATCGGGGCGGGCAAGTCGCGGGCGTTGTAGCCATGCCCGGCCGGGCCACGTCCGATCCGGTACGACCCCGGCGGCAGCACCTTGCCGGGCACCGCGCCAGCCGCGTTGCCGACCCGGCGAGCCACCCCAGAGACCATGTTGTTCCAGTCCGTGGCGTCGATATCTTCCTTGGCGTGAATGTTTATCCTGCTGACCGGCCCGCCCATCGCCAGCTTGTGGTTCGGGACGATCTCGCCACCCTGCCGGGGCACGAACAGCTCCGGACCGCGCTCGCCCACGACATACGGCTCGCCGGCCTCTACCGGCCCGCCCATAGCGCGCAACGCGGTACCGCCGCCGACCCGGATGTCACCCGTGGCAGTGATGGTGATCTTCTTGCCGGACGGCAGCCGGTCGATGGCCCGCTTGATGTCATTGATGCCCTCGATGGCCTGCTGCTTGCCGGTCAGGTTGATCGGGATTCGGCGTTCCTTGCCCGGCCTCAAGCCCTGTTCGATCTTGACGTCCAGCGCCTTGGCTGCCTCGTAGACGCCGACGCCATTCTTGATCATGTGGTCGCGGACCTTGTTGGCGATCTTCTCACCGTGATCGGCCGCGATCTGCGCCAGCACGGGGCCAGCCTCAATCAGCGGATCGACGATGCCGCCACGCACACTCTCATCGGTCGAATGCAGCCACAGCCCCTCGGCCTTCTCCAGTTCTGCGTCGGTCATGGATGCGAACAGCGCGACCAGATCGGCGCCCTCAGGACCGAGCTGCACCAGGTGATCCAGCAAGCCGTCGGATGCGCGGCCGGCCAAGCGGATCAGGTTGTCTCGCCAGTCCTCTTGGTTCTGCACCATCCGTTCGAGCTCGGCGATGTACTCGTCGACCGTCAGCGTGACGTCGCCGACGAAGTCTTCCCACGAGTCGGTGGCGTCCTCGGTCGACTCGGCGGTCTTCTCCGCAGCTGTACGCTCGGACTCTTCCTTGCTCTCCAGCGCCGTGGTATACGCCCCAAGCGCGCCGACGAACTCGCCGCCGGCGTCCTCCCACGCCTTGAGCATGTCTTCAGCAGCCTTGGCCGCGTCGTCGCCGGTCAGTCCGAACCGCGTTCCTAGATCGGCCAGTGCGTCCTGTAACGGATCGACCGTCTCGGCGGTCAGTCGCTGCTGGTTCTCCGCCTCCTGCAGGGCCTCCTTGTACTGCGGCAGGTCGTCGATCAGTTCGTCGATCTGCTTGCCTTCGAGCCCCAGCACTTCGGCGAACGCCTCGATCGAGCGCCCGGCGGCGTCTGCGTTGCCCCCGGAGACCAGTTGCGCCATCGCCGTGTCGATCGACGAGATGTTCCGCTCGTAGATGCCGGTCGCCCGGTTCAGCTCGTCCATCGCGGCGATCGCGCCTTCGGGGGTGAGGCTCTGCTCGGCCATCTCACCGAAGTGCTGCATGGCCTCGGCGGCCGCCACCGTGTCCGCGATCAGATCGTCGCTCACCCCGGTAGCCAGGTTCAACAACGCCCTGGTCGCGTCCGAGACCGGCGGTGCGGCTTCCTTCGAGGCCCCGGCGATGGCGGCGATCCCGGCCGCGACCGCCAGGAGCACACCGACCACCGGGATGGCCAGGGTGAACCCGCGCATCGCCGTGGCCAGCCCCGGCATGGTCGTGGACAGCAATTGCAACTCGACACGCGCGGCGGCGATCCGCGGGGCCATCAGCAGGAACCCGCCGCCGAGAAGCGCCACGGTGCCCACCAGGCCCGCCAGGATCGTCGCTACGGTCTTCAGCGGCCCAGGCAGGTCCGAGAACCACTTGAGCAGGTCCGCCGCGCCCTCGGCCAGCCCAGCGATCGCCGGCAGCAACACGTTACCCACGTCGATAGCCAGATCGACCAGCGTGTTACGAGCTATGGCGATCTTCGCCTCGGCAGTGTCGTACCGCTTGGCCGCCTCGTCGATCAGTGCCGTGTTCTCCGCCCACGCCCGCGCACCGTCGTCCAGCGACCGACCCAGTAGGTCGCCAGCGCCGGACAGGCGCAGCATCGCGTCACGGGTGCGGATCGTGCCCAACCCGAGCCCATCGAGCGTGGCGAACACGTTGCCGCCCGCAGAGTCGATACGGCCCAGGCCCTCGACGAACGCCTGGATGGCCCGCGCGGGGTCGGTCTCGAACGCCCTGGTGAACTCTTCCGCCGACATGCCCGCGACCTGGGCGAACTCAGCCACCGAATCACCGCCGGACGCCACCGCATCCGCCATCTTGACCATGGCGGTGGACAAGGCCGTGCCGCCGGCCTCGGCCTCGATACCGACCGATGCCAGCGCATTGGCGAACGCGAGCACGTCCGCCTCAGACAAGTCGATGATCGCGCCCGCGCCGGAGATCCGCTGCGCCATCTCGAGGATGTCCCGCTCAGTCGAGGCGCCGTTGTTACCGAGCTCGACCAACGCCGCACCCAGCCGACCCACATCCTCAGGGGCGGTCTGCATCACGTTCATCATCTGCGCGATAGCGGTGGCCGCCTCGTCGGCGGTCAGGTTCGTCGTCTCGCCCAGATCGACCATGACGCGGGTGAACGCGACCACGTCGTCGGTGGCGATGCCCAACTGGCCGGCGGCTTCGGCCACCGCGGCTATCTCACGGTGCGACGAAGGCAGCGTCGTCGCCAGGTCCCGAAGGCCCTTCTCCACCCTGGCAAGCTGCTCCGGGGTGCCCTCGACGGTCTTGAGCACACCGGTCCAGGCGGATTCCCAGCCGATGGCGGCCTTGGCGGCTAGGCCCAACCCGGCGGCCACCGCCGCACCGAACACGACCATGCCGCGCCCGACGTTCCGCAACGCGGCGGCGGTGCGCTGATGCAGCTGCTGCTCCATCGCCGCAGCCGTACGGTTGCCCTTGTTGATCTCCCGCTCGAGCTGCGACATCGACCGGGCCGTGCGCTGCAACTCCCGCTCGAGCTTGACGGCATTGGCGTCGATGGTGACCCGAAGATCGGCATTACGAGTCGCCATCGGTCACCGCCTCTCTAGGTACCAGCCGCACGTACACCCCGCCCATCTGCTGAGCCAGCTCGCGGGTGTTCTTCTCCTCGGCCTGCCGCCGGTGACAGCCGCGGCACACCCGCACCTCCGCGGTGTAGGCGTCCCGATCCGCTTCCCACTCCCATTCGGCGGTGCCGCAGTGCGGACAGCGCTGCGCCTCGTCCGATTGCCACGCCAGCGCGGCCTGCTGATCGTCCGGGTTCCAGTTCAGGAACTCCGACAGCGGGATACCGCGCGGCCCGCAATAGGCCATGCGCGCCCGGAACAGTGGGTCGCGCCTCAGTCTTTTGGGATGCCGTCTGCCGGCTGCGCCCCGTAGGCCCGCTGGATCGCGTCACGGCACGTAATCACGTCACCGGCCGACCAGCGGTCAGAGGTGAGCTCGGCCCTCCACTCATCGGCGGTCAGGTCCGAATCCAGCACCGCCGCAGCCATGGCGTGATACGTCCACTCCTTGACCTTCGCCGCATTGGCCTCTTCGGCCTTGCGCCGGTCCTCGCCCTTGACGTCGGCGGAAATGTCGTCCGGCAGGTACTCCGACGCCAGCGCGTCGCGCTCGTCCTCGGACAGCCCGCGGAACCGCAACGCCAGGCAGTGCTTGTCCCGCTCAGCCTCCGCGTCGGCGACGGCCTGCTCCAGCGCGGCGAGGTCGACGCTGCTCTTGTCGCCCTGTCGGGCCTTGATGACGTTGCCGAACTGCAGTTCCTTCTGCGCCTGCTCCAACCGCTGCATGGCCTTCTCGCCGGCCTCGTCGAGCGGGAAGTATGCGGTGACGACCTTGGCGCGCTTGCGGGCCAACTGGTCGCGCAGGCCGGTCTTGCGGGCGGCGCGGGCTTGGGACTGAGACATGGATGCTCCTGGCACGGCGATAGGCACGGTTAGAGCTCCCAGCCAGCCGACCGTGCCTGGGCAGCCAGCTGGGAGCGACTAGAGCAGAGACGACTCACGTCTCGGTCGGAAGGTCGATCTTCCGCAGCGCGGTGACGGCGAACCCGACCGAACCCATCGACCCGCCGGCCGTAGCAACGGTCGGTGTCACCACGGACACCTCGACCTTCCACACCCACGCCCGCGCCGTGGACACCAGGCCACGCGGGGCGTGGACCAGATACCCTGCATCGCCGACGGTGAAGAAGTCCAGAGCGTCGTTGTCGTCTTCGGCGAGGTAGAACGAGATGGACGAGTCGTCCAGGGACGCGCCGTCGAACACCTTGCCGTCGACGTCGGAGCACATGTCCTGCAGCTCCGCGTACCGGGGCGAGACGTTGAACCCGTTCAGGGCCTCGATCGCGCAGGTCAGGTTCGACCCGGCGTTGAGCTCGGCCTCAGTGAGAGCGAAGTCCGCGTCGACGATCGTCGGGACGAACACCCACTCGGTGTTCTTCTTGACTCCATAGCGATCCGCGTCGATGCCGCCGATCTGCGTCGGGGTGAAGGCCATTTGTTACTCCTTTTCCTTGTTGTCCGACTCGGCGGCCGACTCGGCATTGACTTTCTTCCGGGATGAGACCCGCTTCCAGCGCGGGCCGAGGCTGTTCAACTGGGTGCGCAGGACTTCCTTGCGAGCACCGCTGACGTGCTCGACCAGGACGCGCTTGGATAGGCGGCGGGGCACGATGGGACCTCCGGGTTGATGTAGTGCTGCAGCGGTGCTATAGTGGTGCCATGAGGACAGTGAGCATCAACCTGCGGATCCCGGCCGAGCTTCATGCTCAGCTCAAGCAGGAGGCCGACGCTGATCGCCGGTCGCTGAATGCTGAGATCCTGTGGCTTCTGAGCGAAGCCCTGACCGCGAAGGGAAACGAATCATGAGCGTCCCGAACGACCCCACCACGCAGACCGAGATGGAGCGCGGCAAGCGAATCGCCCGATATGTGATCTGGAGCCTGGCCCTGTTCGTCGTAATCGTTGTGGCACTGTCATCGCTAGGCGGTGGCGGTGACGAGGAACAGTTCTCCGAGGGAGATGCTCGCGTCATGTGCGAGGACTTCGTCAAAGACCGGCTCAAGTCGCCCGGCACCGCCAGCTTTACCCGCCCGACAGTGACATCGGCCGGCGTGAACACGTGGCGAGTGGATGGCTCCGTGGACGCTGAAAACAGCTTCGGCGGTACTGTTCGAACCGACTTCCAATGCACCGTGCGCGGTGAAGATGGCGTCGCGACGTTGGTGGACCTACAGCATCAGGAGCGCTAGAGCCGCTTGAACACCGCGTCGATGGCGGACTGGACGCCGCGCACAGCCGCGTCCTCGTGCTGACGCACCGCCGGCACTAGGCCTGGTCGCTGCTGCTGCTCCACCCACACGTCACGGCCGAACACCGGGTGCCGGAACGTGCCGCCGCGCTGACCGATACCCTCATATGCTCTGGCGTGCGGCGCCTTTTGGGCATTGATCACAACTTGCACAGCCGAGCCGGTGCCAAAGCGCACGCGGACGCTGATTGCATCCGGGATTCTGGTCGACCATGAGAAGTTCACCCGCGCCGTCGACGCGATTAGCTCACCCGCGTCAATGATGTTCCGCCGCAGCTCCGGGCGGAGCTCAGTCGGCACGTCCCGCAGTTGCAGCGAGAACGCCAGAACCTCCGACCCGTCGATGGTCAGCATCAGATGTAGGCAATGTAGGAGACGGTGAACGCCAGACCCACCGAGGCGCCCTCGTTGGCGTCCTGGTGCTGGGTCAGCGTCATGTTCGGCCCGATGGATATTTCGTCCGCACCCAGCCCGGTGTCGTCGTCGCGGATTGCCTCTTCCAGCTGGGCCAGGATCTCGGCGGCCCGCTCACGCACCGGTTCGATCGTGGTGTCGCCGTGCCCGACCGCGATGTAGCAGGCGATCTCGCCGTCCTCGATCATCCGCCCGACCATGTCCTCGTCGCGACGGCGGGCCACCGCGTGCCGGTCGATGAACGGCGCCCAGCCGACCAGCAGCAGTTCCATCCCGCTCGGCTTGTATGGTGCGGGTCCGTCGAACACCGTCACCCCGGTCAGCGTCGACTCGGCCAAACCGACCAGCGCCAAGGCCACCTCGTGGCCCCGGAAGGACGCCGGCTGCATCAGGCCAGCCCGAACTTGTTATACGGCCGGGTCAACTCCATCGCCCGGCGCGGCAG